TGCAATCAGTACCCTAACGGAATGGAGCTAATCGATGGACGATTGGACAAAGGAGCAAGCCGACTTTCTAATCAAGATTGGTCAGCTTCCACCAGCAACAAAATCAGCACCACAACCCACATCTAAGAAAGACGAGGAATAACCTAAATGGCAGTATTCTTAAGCAACTTGGTAGGCGTCAAGGTTAATTCCGTCGATCTATCAGACCACGTTACATCAGTAACACTCAACCGCAACTTCGATGAACTCGAAGTAACAGCAATGGGCGATTCAGGACACAAGTTCGTTAAGGGACTTGAAGCATCTTCAATCACTCTAGACTTCCTAAACGACACAGCAACAGCTTCAGTCCTTCAGACACTTCAGGCTGCATGGGGAACTAACGTAACAGTAGTTCTTCTACAGTCAAAGGGAACAGCAGTATCAGCGACTAACCCTCTATATACAGCTACATGCCTTATCAACAACACAACAGATATCAACGGCGCAGTTGGAGACCTCGGAACACAGAGCCTTACAATGAACGTCTCTGGTACTGTGGCAGTTGCTACAACAGGTACTTTCTAACCAACTAAGTCAGGGGCTAAAATGGCAAAACTCAAGGTAACAAGGGCAGACAACTCAGTAACAGAGTACGAGATTACTCCACTGATTGAATACGCCTTCGAGCAATACGCCAAGAAGGGCTTTCATAAAGCCTTGATTGAAGATCAGAAGCAGTCAGACGTTTACTGGCTCTGCTGGGAAGCAATTAGACGTTCGGGTGAAACAGTCAAACCTTTCGGGGAACAGTTTCTTGAGACTCTCAAGTCAGTTGAGGTCTTAGAATCTGACCCTTTGGAAGGATAGATCGGAACTCCCTCACCTATCTCGCAGCTCGCTTGAGTTACGAGTATGGAGTTCCCTTCCAAACCATTGTCGAACTATCGCCGATGGCGTTTAAGGCACATGTAGATGTGCTCAAGGATTTAGCGAAGGAGCGAAGCGATGCCAGTAAAACTGCAAGGCGCAACCGCTCTTAGGAAAGCCTTGGCAATAGTCGAGCCAACCTTGGCTAAAGAAGTAAGCAAAGAGATTAGCTCATTTCTAAAGCCAGTAGTTCGTGACGGTAAGGGCTTTATGCCTAGCAATGACCAAGCACCTAGTGGCTGGCTCAAGCGCCCTAACGCTGCTGGTCGCTGGGCTAATCGATCCTATGACGTCCAAGAAGCTCGCAAGGGCATTACCTTCAAGTCCACACCTAGCAAGCCTAATCGCTCTGGCTTTGCTGCCTTGGCATCTATCTTTAACAAATCTGCTGCTGGTGCTATCTATGAAACCGCAGGACGCAAGTCAGGCGTAACTGGCAACTTTACTCCTAAACTCGGTGGGCAACTTGTAGGCAAGGGTCAGAAGATGACAGGTCGCGGAATCTTTAGAGCGTTTCAAGATGATCGTGGCAAGGCTCAAGATGGAGTGGTCAAGGCAATCTTTAAGGCTAAGGCTAAGTTCAATTCAATGAAGGATAAAACCTAATGGCAGACTTACGGATAGATGTAGCGGCCGAATTTAAGGGCAAGAAAGCCTTCAAGGAAGCCGATAAAGCAACAGGTTCCCTTGACAAGGCTGTAGGAAAACTAGGCAAGCAACTTGCTGCCGTCTTTGCAACTACTAAAATCATTGCTTTCGGTAAGGCTTCAGTCAAGGCATTTATTGCAGACGAGAAAGCCGCCACAAAATTAACCACAGCAGTCAAGAATCTTGGCTTGTCCTTTGCTCAGACTCAGATCGATAGTTTTATTAGCAAATTGGAATCAACCTCAAGGGTTGCCGATGATCTCTTAAGACCTGCATTTCAGGCATTGCTTACAACTACTGGATCATTAACCAAGTCTCAAGAATTACTTAACCTTGCAATCGAAACGTCACGCGGTTCAGGCATTGAGTTGCAGACCGTTACACAGGATTTAGCCAATGCTTATGTAGGCAATACTCGTGGGCTTCGCAAATACAATTTAGGACTTAGCGTTGCAGCTCTTAAGGCTGCCTCCTTTGAAGAAGTCCAAGCCAGACTCAATAAGCAATTTACTGGTGCTAGTGCTTCTTATTTGACTACCTATGCTGGCAAGTTTGAGGCACTTCAATTAGCAGCAGGCAATGCTCAGGAGACAATCGGTAAGGGTCTTCTTGATGCAATTGCACTTATAGGCGGTAAAGGTGTAAGCGATATTCAAAACGCTACCGATGCAATGGACGACTTTGCCAACTCAACGGCTAACGTGATCCGAGGTCAAGGAGTAGTTCTTTCTAACTTGGCTAAACTTGGTGGCGGAACTGGTGGCAAAATTGGCAACCTAGTAAAGACATACTTCAAGGAAGTCTTGGGTATTCAGGCTCTTGAAGATTTAGGCAAAGCATCTTTACCTCGTCCTACTAGGGGAATTGTTTCAAGAGGCAATGCTAACAATGTAACAATTTTAACCAAGGCTGAAAAAGATGCGGCAAAAAATGCCAAGGAACTTGCAGCTTTAACTAAGAAAAACACAGATGAACTTAAGAAGCAAGCAGCACTTAAGAAGGCTGGCACAGTCTTTGATCTTGAGCAGATAGGAATTGTCGCAGCTCTTAAGGGCAAGATTTCAGAAGATGACAAGATTCGTCTACAGGCACAACTGGCTTTGCTCAACGGCAATGCTGACGTAGCCACCAAACTCACTAACCAGATTCTTGCCGCACAGGATTCTTCAGGCAACCTTGCTAGATTCCTTTCAGCGTTGCCTAATGCCAAGAACCCTTTCGAGTACCTCGATGCTTACCTCTCATACCTAGCAGGCAAGGCAGCAGCCGTCCTTACAGGCACTACTGCACCTAATGTGCCAAGCACTACAGCCTCAGCAGCGCCAATGCCTACACCCTCAGAGATGGCTGCATCTGGCTCTTTCTCTCAGCTAGTCTCACAAGGCGCAGGAGCATCAGGCGGCTTCTCATCAGTAGTTGCAGCAGCGATGCAAGCCCCAGTTATTAATGTAACAGTCCAAGGCAACGTAATCCGCGAACAAGAACTTATTAATCAAGTCCTAGCAGGAGCACAGCTTTCAAGCCTTTCAGGTTCACCATCTCAGATTGGCAGAATCGCAGGCATGTTCAGCTAATGGCACTCCCAGCGCAGATAGCCGTTTCCTTTGACTTTACCAACGGCGCGACATTCGGCTATAACGGCTTTGTTATTGGCGATGCTAAATACGGAATTTTAGGTACAAACACTCTAGGCGATTCTACTTCTCCAGAACCTACAGTTGATCTCACTCCAAATGTCTATGAGATTAGCATTACCCGTGGGCGCAATATCCAGCGCGACCAATACGAGGCAGGACAATGCACAGTTCGAGTCTTAGACCCTCTCAGCTACTTTAACCCACAGAACACGTCAAGCCCTTACTACGGCAAACTCGTACCACTACGCAAACTGCGTGTCTCTGCAACGACTAGCACAACACAGAAGTATTTATTCTCAGGTTATGCCATTGAATATCGCTACACTTACCCAGTTAATCAAGATACTGGTTATGTCGATATTGTCTGCCAAGATGCCTTTCGCCTATTTAACATGGCTAATGTCAATACCATTACAGACTCAGGCGCAGGACAGACAACTGGCACACGCATAGGCAAGATACTTAATCAGGTGTCATTTCCTTCTTCGATGCGCACAATCGCTACTGGGACTAACACTTGCATTGCTGATCCTGCAACCAACCGCACAAGCCTTGCAGCCATCAAGAACGCAGAGTTCTCTGAAACAGGCGCGTTCTATATGGACACCTCAGGGACAGCCGTTTTCAAGTCCAGAGCGCAAGTTATGGCTTCTCTGGCTACCGCTTCTACAGCTTTCAATCAAACTGGTGGGATTCCTTACAAGAACCTTAAGTACGCCTTCGATGACAAGCTCATCATCAATCAAGCCAACCTAGGACGCGTAGGTGGCACGGTTCAAGTTGTTACTAATCAAGCCTCAGTCGATAAATACTTTCCTCACTCAGTCACACAGACTGACCTTGTAGCTGAAACAGATACCATTGTCTCTGAGATAGCCAAGGAATACATTGCTACCCGTCAAGAGACAACTATCCGCATTGACGAGATGACAGTTGATCTATTAGACCCAGCAGTTCCTACAGATACAATGCTTGGACTGGACTACTTTAGCAATCTACTTATTACCAATATTCAGCCAGACGGCTCAACTATTGTCAAGAACCTGCAATTTCAAGGCGTTAATTGGTCAATCACGCCAAACAAGATGACCGTCAATATTACAACGCTTGAGCCAATAGCCGATGGCTTCATCGTTGGAAGCTCGTATTACGGTA